CAGTGCCGTCGTCGGTAAAGAACTGCGCCCCGGCTCCTGCAAAGGCTGAAAGGTAAACGGTCATACGTACACCTGCATAACAGTCAAAATGATGGATGGAATGGCCGGAACTGGAGCGGCGGCGGCAAATTGTTGCAACTGCACGTCCAAAGCATCAACCGAAAAATACAGTTGAAAGTAATCGCCGTTAGATAACGGCAAAAAGAAATTGGCTGCCGAAAAAATCTCAGCGTTGTTGCCTTGAATCTGAATCAGTGACGCAGAGTTGGCTACGGCAGTGCCGTTGATAGCAGGCCAAATGTACAGTCGCCCCGTACCGCCCGAAGTCTTGTCTACCTGAATAGAAAACTGGACATTGTAGATAGCGGGTCGAGTAACTTTAATCTTGCTGCTATCGGCTGGGTCACGGTAAACGCCATACGCCGGATCAGCATTGTTGTACGTGATGGCGTAGGCCGTGTTGATGACCGTTGCCGCTTGAGTTTGCGTTGAAAAGAACGAACCGTAGTTGATAAGACCCGGCTCAAACCGAGGCGGCCCTTTTTGCAGATCGTCTATCTGGCCCTTTACAACTGCCATCTCGTCCTCGACGTTAGCCGCCAACGACGGTGCCAACTCAAGGTCAGCAATGGTAGTCTGAGTAGTGCCGCCACCCGTTAACTGGAACTGGTTATTAAGGAATCGAAACCACTCACGCGAAATCTGGCCGGTGCGCTCGTCAATAAACGGCACACGCGGGGCAGGAATTTGCGTGATGTTCTGTGTCACGACGCCGTACCGCTAATCTGCAATTCAGCGCCCATAATGGCGACCTTGACCGGATCGGTGCCGCTAATCTCATACACGCGGTCACGCAGTTTCGTGGTCATGCCGAGGCGACGGAAGATAGCGCGAGTGCCATATTGACCGACGCGACCCATAGAGACGGTGCGTTCGCCATTCCAAGTGTGGCCGCCGTCATCAGACCATCGCAGCATCAACTGCGGATCGGCACCCACAACCGGATTGCTTTCGATAATCAGGCTCAAGCCGGGGTCTTCGGTAACGGCCAGCAGATAGTCAAACGACTCTGTTTCAATGTCTTCGGGAACTTCTGTTCCCAAGTCACCCGTCACTACCGGCGTTCCACCCGTTTCGGTATTGATGATGATTTGTGTTTCAGTCGTAATTTCGGTGGGCGGGTCAAACGCGCTAACACCGGGCAAGCCAACGCCCGTCTCGCAATCAATCTGAAGCGTGTGGTGGGCAGTACGAGTTAAGTTGTTGGCGCCAGTCGGCAGCGCACGCCATGACCGTAGCCACTTCTGCGTAACGCCTGCGTCCGCGTACACGTCCAGATCAAACGCATACAAGCGTCCGTTCTGGTAATCACCCACAATCGGGTCGCCGTTAAACCGCGCATGGCAGTTACCACGGTGACGCTTGAAGTCGCCGTTACGGAAACCAGCACGCTCGTGCCAAGCACCCGTAGCCGCGTCAAACACCCACGTCGTATCAGCGTTAGTAAAGTTCAGCACGTAGAACGTGTGACCGTCCTGCTGATACGTATAGCCAACTGCGTCAGCAAGGTTGCCGTATTGCTGAATGGCAAACTCAACAGCATGGGTAGATACCCGCACGCCTTGGTAGCCATTCGCTCGATACACAATGCCCTGACCCCGAGCGTCTGCACCGAGCCAGAAGACGGAGTTATCCATCTTGGCTACCGAGTACGGCGCAATGCAGCCGATCTCGTTATAAGCGCCTTGGATGCGGGTGAGCGGAAAATCGGCGTCGCCGGAGTTGTACCAGACCTCCACGGAGTTCGTGCCAAATAGCCACGCCTCTCGATGGTCAATGATTAGGGAGACAAGCCCGTCTGGTGAACCCTCAGCGCTTGCAAAATCCAAGGGGTCAATAGACAAGCCATCCAATAGGCTTGTGACCCAGACGCGTTGCGAGTTCGGCTCGTTGAATACAAAGTAACCGTCAAGGTAGCCAACAGTCACCGCGCCCGGAAAGTCGGGGTCAGTAATCTGGGCAAACGTGTCGGTTGCCGTGTTAAAGATGTAGCCGTCAGGGTTGGCAGCAATAAAGATTTGCGTGCCGTTGTCGGCCATAGATACCGGGCCTGTGCCCGAGACAAACCCAACAACGCTAGAGGCAGCGTCTTCTAAAAGAATAGTGCTGCCATCTTCTAACAACACTAGCGAGTCGTCTTCCAGCAACAACTGGTTTAGCGCAGCAGGCGCATAGTTAGAATCTAACTTATAGAACTCGTTACCAGAAACGACATACAGGTAATTGCCAAGCGACCACAGCCCTCGGATAGGGCCAGTGCCAATCGTGGCCTGTAGAGCCAAGCCGGGGCAGCGTTGCAGGTAGGCAGGCTCCTTGCCACCCTCGGGAATTACCTCTGGATAAAGATTGACCATCCGGTTGTCGGCAGCATTGACCGACCGGATTACATACGACGACCCGAGGATCGGCGTCTTCATTAGAAGTTGCCCGTGAAGATATTAAAGCGCGGTCGGTTGACAAGCAGCGCCGCTGGCATTGCCATCAGGTCATCCGGGTTATTGATGCGCTTCAAGTCGCGCTTGCTAGTCATAGCAATGCGCTGTACCTGCGGAGAAGGTTCGACACCAAACTCCGCCGCAAGTTCGCAAGCCAAGTTAAATCGGAAAGCCCGCAGGTATCCCGGCGGGAACGCCAAATTAGTGTCTAGCGCCGCAGGTGTTGCCAGCGGTCGCACCGACACAAAGTGGAACTCCAGCACCTTGGTTGGCACCGGATAAATATAGATCTCTACGTCCGGGTAGGTCATATTGACCCACATCAACTGCGGATACGTAGAAGTTACCGTCTTAACTGCAATACTGTTGTATTGCTGGTTATTGATCAGTTTGATGCCATACGACACGTTGGTCGAGGCGTCACGAAAATAGGTAGCGTCGTCCATCAGGATAGGACGCTCGGCTACGAACACGCCCGTTGGCCCCATCGTAATGGTGCGGACATTAGGCAGCCAGTTATAGACCTGATCTTGGGTCGAGTAGACCGCCAAACGCTCGGTACTCCATGAGTCGAGCATCTGGTTCAAAGCGGTGAGGGCATCCTGCGACGTGGCCGCTGAAGGGACTTCGCCCTCGGCCAACTGCCCGATCAGCCGCAACGCGCCGTTGATTTGATCGGCAGCAGTTGTAGCCATGATTTACTCCTTACGGCGGCGACGCGTTCTCAACGCATTATGCTGAGAATCCCCCAGCGCCGCCACATCTGACGACGCCGAGGGTTCAGACTCATCAGGATTGGAAGGGTCAAACTCCTCCCATCCTTGTTCCATATCTTCCCTCGCTTCCATCCACGAGATAGCAATCTTTTCCCCATGTCTGGGGTGGCGAAGGTAGATATTGGACATATTACGAGGCCAAGAGCGGTACGCTGTACCAGGTGGTTGAATCGTAAGCCACAAGCAGCACAGAAGTCTTTGCCGCCATGTCATACGAAGCGTTTGCAGCCAACGCGTTGATCGCATCGCCAGAGGCCGGATAGACCTTTAGCACGGCGTTCGCCGCATCGGCGTTTTTGATAATCACAATCAGACCAGCCGACGCAGCCGGGAGAACTACGCCTTTAGCAGCATCAGCGCCCGTGACAAGCGTAAAGCCCGCCGCAACCGCCGTAGCCGTGCCTTGGTTAGAACCCGCAGCAGCAACCGTAGCCGACTTAATAACCAACGAGCCAGAGGCCGTCACGGTCGAAGCCGACACGCTAGCAGCACTAACTGCGCCAGTCACATCAACGCTCTGAAACTCCGGGTCCGCGAAGGCAACACCAATCGCCTGTGTATTAGGCATATCAATACCCCTTTAGGTGATGCCCCCGGCAGTGTTACCTACCGGGGGCGTTGCCATTACGAAACGCGGTAGACGGTCCAAGTGCCAGAACCGGTCTTACGAGCGCGGAAGTGGCCGGACGAAGCCGCCGCAACCGCACCCGCACCAACCAACGTCCAGCCCGTGCCGACAGCCACCGTGATCGCATCCGAACCCGACGCATCAATGTTGATGACGTAGAAGTCGAAAGCCGAATCAACCTTATCAGCCAATGACGGATAGGCGGCCTCAAGGAGAGCCACAGTCGGCAACACAAGGTTGCCAGCCGTTCCGTTAAAGGTGAAAAGGCCGTTGACCAACTGAGCAGCAGTCGCTGTAGCGCCCGCCGTCAGAGCAAGCGGAGCGCCCTGCGGAAAAAACAGCGGCTCATTACCGCCCGCGCCGACTTGATATCCACCAGAACCATTAGGAAGTGCCATTTTAGTTACTCCTTAAATTTAACCATTAGCCCCAGAGGCGCACGGCCATCTGCGGACGGATCACCGAGTAGCCATACAGCACGTCAATACGGCACGGCATACGGTCGTTGTTGATGTCGTACTGACGAACAACGCGCATGGAGACACCGTTGTGGACCTGACGCGAAGCCATGTCAACGCCCTGCGGGAGCAGGAGGTCAGCCGTGGCAAACGCAATCGCGTCGCGGTGGTACACGAGGTTCTGCGGGTACTGGCTCGAAGCGCCACCTAAGAACGTCACAGCAGCACCAGACTGCGGGAACGAGTTAACCGTAGCAAGCGCGTTGCCAGAGGTGTAGATCGCTGGGCTGATCTTCACAGCAGCATACGCACCGCCAGCGGCAGTCACGTCTTCCGTCACCACGAACTGCTGGAGCGAACCAGTCGATTCGCGAGTCTGCGGGTTGACCGCAAACACGTTGGCAATCGTGAACACGTCGCCCTTCTTGATGGTCTCTGAACCAGAGCCGGTGATCGCAATCTCCGAAGCGCCCTGAGTCGAAATCGTCGTGGTCACGGTGTGGGCGCCAGCGCGGCTACCAGTCGTGAACTGCTTGATCGACTGCGACATAGCGAGTTCGTCGTAACCGAGGATGCCTTCGCCCATCAAGCCGCTCTTGAACTGCTTGCTGATCGTGGACACCGGGTTAAACAAGCCCTTCATGCCTTCCACAAGCGCGGCGTTAGCAGCCGGGTTCACGGTGGCGTAGCGGGGCGACATGCCAGCGGCGGCTTCGTTCAACTTCTGCTGCGCCTGCAACAGAACGAGCGAGGTGCCCGGGGTCGTTCCCGGAGTACCAACCGACTGATAGATGTTATTGAACGAGTTAGCAACGTCAGCGTCGATGCTGGCGGCCAACTGGCTGATACGCGGCTTCAGCACGCGCTCGGCAAAGTCATCCAACTGCATCGTCATTTCGGCGGTCGTAAAGTTGACGCCGATGTGCTTCTGCGAAGCAACCGTCAAGGTCGTGAACTGCTCGTTGTCGTCCTGAACTTGCAGGGCGGCACCGTCAGTCACAAGGGCGCGGTCCGGCAGACGGATACGCAGCGTGGTGCCAATCTTGGCGCCTTCCACGGCATACGAATCGTCGTACTGACGGTTCACGTTGCGGGTGATCACAAGGTTGTTCTCAAGGATTTCGAGAGCCTTCCGA